GACGATAGTATCGTCCTCTATCTTGCAGTTCACGCAGGGAAGAGATGCAACCCACTGAAGGTACGGCTTGCTTTTAATCCGCAATGTTACTCTCACTCCTAGCGGGTAGTTCGTCTATAAGTATTTTAGCATATTCTATTATCTTGCATAAGTCTGAATAGGGTTCGCCTTTCTTATCCCACCGACTAGCATACTTCACAATGTTACCAGAGCAGAAGCCCAGTTTGTTCGCCATGATATACTCAATGGGCTGAATCTTCATCTTGTAGTGTGAGGGTTTCATATCCCACACACCCCGCTTAGGCACTGCTCCTCACTGTTATCCTCATAGACCACCCCACGCTTACTGTGAGCCTCTTCATAAGGTACTGAGGTAATGGGCTGACCACCCCTAGAACCATCAGGGTACACCGTCAAACCGCGCAGACCGGGGGCGTAGTCGCTTATAATCTTAGCGAACTTCTGCACCTGATCCTCGTTGTTCAATTCAGAACCCCAAGTGGGTATGTTTAACGTGGAACTAATCCCGTGGTCTACATACTTCTGTAGGCTGTGTTGGAATTTGATCCTACGCTCTGGGTCTGATGACAGGTCAACTGCTGACTCAATCTTCTCTGGTTTTATTCCTGAGTCGATGAGTCCTTGGGCCGTACCGTCAACGACAAACTGATGTTTCCATCTGGTTCCATCCGCAAGGTAGCGTCTGCGGTATGCCACGGCGTAGATTGGTTCCACGCCAGTGGTTGTTCCCGCGAGAATGCCAATTGTCCCTGTCGGAGCGATTGCTCTGTAGCCTTTAGGACGGTTGAGAAAAAGTCTGTCGCAATGTGCGTCAGCGGATCGTTTGCTTTCTCGTTCATATTCTTTCATCCATAGTTTAAGTTCATCTACCATCTCGTACTTATAGCCACGCTTTAATAACCATTCATGCATACCCATAAGCCCAAGCCCAATACGACTGTTCTTCTGCCTTACTTCCGCAACCTTTTCATAAGGTAGTTGCGCTCTGATAAGGCCACATACCAAGAACTTACTCGCAAGGCCAACGACCTCGCGGAATTCTTCAATAGAATCAATGTTTGCAAGATTGACAGAACCAAGATTACATACATCACTGTCATCCTCACTTGTAATTTCAGTACAAGCATTTCGTAACGTTTCATTTTGTTTTTCCCCGAAATTAAAACTGAACCCCGGCTCTCCTGTCATCATAGCCTGTTTAACATTCTTTAAGAATATCGGATCGCTAGCCCTACCTGATGAGTGTAGCCACGCATCATCGTAGTTCAGGCTGATGTTCATTTGATCTAAGGGTGCTTTGTAATTGAAGTCTGCCATTTTGGCATCTGCCACTGTAAACGGAGAACCATCGGCCTTAAATGCTCCGGGTATAATCATGTCATGCCAGTTCTTAGAGATCAATAGGTGTGATGCGTCCTCATGTTGCCAGTTCATACTACCATACAGGGCTGATCGCCTTGACCCTCCCTGCATTACATTCCTACCAACCTCATTTAGAATATCAAGTAGGGGCAATGGCCCGGACGCAACTCCACCAGTACGCCTCAATTGCCTGCCTGATGGTCTTGCGATGGATACATCCACTCCAATACCACCACCCGTCATTAAACATGATTCGGCTTTCGCTGTAACATCGGGCCATGCCTCTCTTGTATCCTCTTCCAGCCTCAGAAGATAGCAATTATTATAAAACCTCGCCTCTCTACCAGCATACCAGAGATAGCGACCACCGGGCATAAACTTAAAGTCAGAGATATACTGAACCAACTGATCCTGATCAGTCTTTAGCATAAGGTTGTTCTTCTTACCATCGTATGTCCCACATACATTGTTTACTACGGTATGTGCCTTATCTTCCCAAGATTCATAGGGATTACTGGCATACTTCTGCTTAAAAATAGTTCTGCCTAGTTCGGTTCTAAATTCCACGGTATCGGTATGCTCCTGTTATGCCCTTTGAATAATCCCATTCATCTCCAACCTTGGGCATGGCGGCAATCTCTTTAATACGCTCGTATTCCCATGCCGCATCACGCGCATCAGTAAATGTACGGTGCATCGTATCATTTAACTCTTGATGTTCATTGAAGTATGCAACAGTGCGATCAGCAAGTGCTGTTTTGGCTTGTGCCACTGCATCATCGTCATGGAATTTCTCAGCCTTGTTTTTCAAGCGCGTTTTCATACTCTTTTCTCCATTTGTCAATGTCTTTCTTGTTTCGCTCCGCCATCAGTTTATCGTAACCTTCTGGCGTTGCCCACTCTGCTGGGTTACGGCTTGAATCAAAGGCATTAGGGTAGTAGAGGTAGCGTCCGATTCCCCACTGGACTGCGGCTCTCTTCAAGGCATCGCTAATGCCTCCTTTGTCGCCTTCTATATCCGTATCACCAGCACCATCAGACTTGGTAATCCACTTGTCACCTATACGACATGACAACTGACAGATCATACGATCTCCCATGTTTTGATACTGAGTCTGCCATCCGTCTGTTCCAAACACATCATCCAGACGGTTCATAACAACTCGCGCATCAATGTATACCAACTCTTTCCCGCCTTTAAATCCCTTGCGCCACTTCAACTGGCTTGAGGGAAATGGGCGTTTAAGTGCTACCTCTACATACTTCATACTATTCCTCCTGTTTAATTAAGATTTCGTGATATGATCCATCCTCATCATACCAACCATGATACATTTTGTCAACTAACTCCTGTCGGTTGATGACGAATGGTTTATCTTTGGTTCCTTCCCCCTCCACCGTCTGCCCGTTAAAACTCATGTACTTGACGGGTGAAAAGAATTGATCCATAAAGCCCCTATCCATAAGGGGATGTTTAAATGTCATTTTGTTCACTAACTACTCCTATAAAATGCTCTGCGTCTACGACCACAAGCGGTTTATGTCGGTTTCGTTTAACAAAAACGATGGGTTCGTAGCCCCCCGCATTGTCGCTAGCCTGTTTGTAGGCTTGCCACATATTAAATGTTTCTGTGTTCTTACACTCAACTGAGTATGGGAATAACACTCTAGCCTTGGGCGAGAGCATAACATCTTCACCAGATGCCCCCATACTCCGTGAAAAGACATCATCTGCCTCAAGGTCGAACGCTTTGATTAGCATACGAACTATAGTCTGCTGGAACAAACGGCCTTTTTGTTTTGCGGATGATGGTTTCATTGATCCCCTCTGTTAATGCAACTCTCTCTAGTTCACCCATTATACCACCTTGCGGTGGAGTTTGCAACAACCTATGGGGCAGTTGCCCATCATGGTAATAATTCATTGAGGCCATGTCAAGTTTCAAATCCAAATCCATCTCAGCCCCGTCAAAATGCCTTGCTTTACAAAGACTTAGGTACGCATCCTCTGGCTCATCGAATAAACGTCCTAGAATTATCACGTTGTCAGCCCTGTTGGTAATGTCGGATGATCCCGCGACAGACCACTTATCCAAACGATCCTTAACTGATTGACCCTTCCTTGCGTGAGCAACCAAGATAACATGAATGCCCAAGTGTCGGGCTGTGTTAGCCAGAGATTGAACCACCTGTTTCTGTCCGTTCCAATCATCGCTGTTCATGCTCATGGTCATCAAGGAATCGACGAGGACTATGTTGATGCCCAACTTATCATAGGCGTAGCGCAGTACGCTCACCAAAGTTTTGGGGTTGATGGTTCCGTGTTGGTCGTAGAACCACAGTTTGTCGTTAGACCACTTGGTAAACTGTAGCCCTGCCTCCATCGTTGGCTCAACCTGTAGTGATGCCTGTCGCCACATCCTAGCCAACTGAGCCTTGGGCGACATTTCTAGGGACACTGAGAGGCACTTAAAGCCCTGTTCCATAGCGGATAGCATACACTGTGATGCGAATAAAGATTTCCCCGCTCCGTTAATCCCAGCGAGAACCGTTAATTCCTCTGGGCGTAATCTAAATTTGGTATCGAATAATTTTATTGGTAGTTTTGCACCTGTTAATTTCTCCCCGCTCAGATAATAATCCATAACCTCCGATGCAAAATCTGATGATGGTTTTATTTTCCGTTGGACTGATCCAATGTCTGAGTATTTTTTAAGGTCGTTGTCGTTGATTTCCAAATTTTTCTCCCGTAAATCCAGCCCCGGCCATGCCGGTAGTATTGGTCAAAGCCTTCCAGTTTCGACGAATAAAATCGATTCCAATCAGCCCCCTTAATCCTATGTTTAACTGTTGTTTTCACCCTCTGGGGGTTATTGTGGTCGTTATCCAAAAACTTATTTGGAATTATACCACATAACCTCTGTAGTTTGGTATAAATTTCCCATGCCTCAATCATCATTTTATTTGATACACCACGGGTGCGGGATAAGATTGTTAAACACTTAACCGCGCTTTTCATCATGGTATCCACCTCTGCATCCCCCTGATGGCGACGAGTCGCCGTGATCCTTTTGGGAATGTTCCTCAGAATCCTGATTGCCCGCTCCTTAATCATGGTTGCGGTGGATGGCCGTATCGCTGAAAAAGGACATCAGGCGATAGGAAACGATACGACCTCTCAGATGCCACCGCTCACCTGTCAACCTACCCATCGCCCTACATTTCTGAATATGTG